TACTTCTTACACCATGTCTAGCATTGATAGAAAAATTGTTAAGAAATTGACCAAACGTCGCGTACTTTCTGTATTGGAATCTAATTTAGAAATGTTTGGTACCGAAATGTTAGAAGGTGAAAATTGGCAAGATGACTATTCCGCATACATTCCTAAAGCTATTGAATGGGTAAAAGATAAATTTCCACAAGTAGAATACGAACCGATAGAAAAATAGGAGGTGTTACCATGACAACAATATTAAGAAGTGAAAAGTATGGACAGACAATTGAAAAACTTAAAACAGATCCTATTGTTTTGCAAATGTTTGAAGAGATTAAGGCTGCTGGAGTCGCGGCTAAAGATGTGCCAATGACAGCAGCTCTCGACGAATATCATAAACGTGGTGGTCGGGACGCTGGCCACATCGGTGCGATACAAGAAACTTTAATAGAACTAGAAAGGAGTCAAAAATGAAAGAAGGTTTTAAAAGAGTACCATGTAAGTTGGTCGGCGAAGATGGTAATGCGTTCGCAATAATGGGGCGCGTCATAAAAGCCTTGAAAAGAGCAGGACACCACGATCTCGTCGAAGAATACAAAAAACGTGCAACGTCCGGTGACTACAACAATCTTTTAGCTGTTACTATGGATTACGTTTGCGAACCGGACGAAGAGGAGGATGAATATGAAGACTAAAAGAAATTTTAAGAACCCAGATTTTGAAGACCACATTGGATTTGATCTCTGGGTTCATTTGGATCGTGTAGCACAAAATGAGTGGGGCGAGTTTGGTGATCCTGATGAATTTATTTGTTTGGTAGCGCGACTTGTTGACGAGTTAACCGCGGAAGACTTTGAAAAATTTTATGAAATGATAAACAAACCGATTTCTAAAACAAAAGGAGTATGACATGAAAATTTTAAAAGCACTGAAAAATCTTTTTAGGTTCGAAGAACTAACAGCGAAAATTGAAAATCTAGAAAAGAAACTAAAAGCCTACGAAGAGAAGGTTGATGGTCTTGACGATAAAGTCGACGAACTGGATTTGGAGTTTGAAAAAATAGAACCAGAAAAAATTTACGAACAGGTTTTAGATAACATCGATTATCCAGAAATTGGAAGAGAACTAGATTATTATCAGTTGGGTAAAGAGATCGATGCAACAGACCTAGACATGGATGGTATAGCAGAAAAGATAGACATGACCGAACTGGCTGACGCTATAGATTTAGAATACGTTGCAGAAAAAATTGACGTTAAGGATTTGGTAGATCACATAGACTACGATGAAATTTCTATCGACTACAAACTATTGGCTGTTCAACTTATGGGAGCCATCTACAGAAAAGCAAAAACAGACACCGAGAAAAAAGAAGAACACCAACCACAGCAAACTTTATAAAAGACATTCATAAATTTTAATTGTGGGGGATTAGCAGTCCCCCGTTTTTTATTCGGAGGCTAACATGAAAAACGATAATGTTTATTATAAGTCAGGTAGGGAAGGTCCACGACATGACCCGTACAGTTACGAGGAATGGACAGTTGAAAAGAACGGAGACGAAATAGTTTTACATTTAGGTTTAGGTGTCTTCTTAAAAGTAAACGGAAGGGAGGTAATGAGAGACCAAGGTAAAGATAGTTATGACGATGGAATGTTAAAACTTAACCCGCACATAAAGTGGGGTTACAAAGACGTTGTGGCTGAATTTGAAAAACGAGTAGGAATGACTTTAGTCGAGCTGGATGCCAAACATAACCCATACAACGTCCCACGGAAGTGCCCTAAATGTGGCAACATGGATTATATAGATACTGAAGGTTTTGCCGGAGAGCCAATGTTGGAATGCGACAGGTGTGGGACAATAGTTTGGTCCCATCCAGATCCTTTAAAGTTTGTGGAATGAAAAAACCTCCGCGCGAAATTTCGGACAGAAAATTTTTAACAATAAACAGGGCTGCTGAACCTAGCGTTCGGTGGCCCTAAGCTATTTAAAGAACACACGCCATAAACACCAACCAAAAAACACCAACCCCAACACCAAACCGCCTAAAACCAACCCTTTAGACACCCTAAACCAGACAGCACGGCCTAAAACCTGTCGGCGCGCAAAAAACCCTAAAACCCGTTTTTGGCGGACTCCATAACAGACCGTCAGCGCGTTTAAAAGGGTTAGGCCGACCTTTGCCCCTAACAGAAAAAACTTTTAGCCTGGACGCTATTAGACCTTAAATAAGAGGGGTACCGATTTTGGCCTATTATAACAGACCAAACACGATGACGTCTTTTTTCCTAACACTCTGCAATTATAGGGCAAATAAGTGCTTTACAAATAAAAATAAATATATTAATATATATTCAAATATTGTTTTTATTGTTAATAGAAAATGAAATGAAAGGAATGTGAAAATGACAAAGAATGGAACAAAGAAGGTTGTGTTTACTAAAGGTGAACGTGTCGTGGAATTGACTTCCGGCAGAACGCTAGAAATTGCAGGTCGCGGCAAAGAAGGTCACATGAAGTGTCTCACTCAAGATGGAGCACAAAAAACCGTGGCTATGATGAAAGATATTATTGACAAGGACGGTGTGGATGCTGTCGGAAAGTACAATAAATATCAATATGCACGTAAAGTGCCGGGTGCTTTAGTTGCAGTCCCTACGGTCGATCTCATCACAGAGACAGAATATAAAACCGCGCTTAATACCCCTGAGAATAAAGGTTTGATAGATCAGGTAAAAGGTCTTGAGAAAGAAAAATCAGCAATGACTGACAAACTAAATTCCATCAACGGAAAAATCAATGAAATAAATGGGCAACTTTTCGATTCTATAAAATCTAACCTTAGATAAGGAATCGGCTTTGTTTAACATTCGGAATAGCTCGTGATCGTTTGTTCGCGGGCTATTTTGAATTTTGGTTGGAGTAAACCGCTATGAATCTACAACAAATTACTAAAGAACAAGCGGACGCTGCTTACAGAAAAGGGTGTCCGCTAATTTCTGACGAAGAATACGACAAAAGATTTGGGATGAACGCTTCCGATATGGATTCGTTCGGAAAATCTTCGCGTAATGTAAAGCATAGAGTTTTCATGTCTTCTCTCGAAAAGAAAAAATCTGTAGACGATGAAGGGAATATTACGTTCGAAGAATTGTGGCGTTGGCTAGATCCCTTCGGCGAAGAGACACCTGCGGTTGTATCGTCGTGGAAGTACGATGGTCTTGCCGTAGAACTAATTTACGAGAAGGGTTTACTGGTAAAAGCCATAACTAGAGGGGACGGGGAATACGGAGAGGATATTACTGCCAATGTTTTGCAGATGCAAAATGTAAAACGAAAAATCGATACAAAAGAGTCACTGTCGATGAAGGCTGAAATTGTGATGAGGATAAGCGACTTTGAAAATTATTTGCGTTTTACAGAAGATAAAAATCCATACGAAAACCCAAGGAATGGCGCAAGCGGTGCTGCGCGAGGTGGCAAAAACTGTTCGTACTGTACATTGATGTATTATGGTGTTGTTTTCGACGATGATTATATTAGCGATATAGAAGCGTTTTCTTTTCTGTCTGGATGTGGTCTTGATCTTATTAATTATTGGGTTTATGGGACGAAAGAGGGAATAGAACGTGTTTACTATGACATGTTATACAAAAGACACGATATAGATTGGATGGTCGACGGTGTTGTTTATTCTGTTGATGATAGCAACCTAAAAGAACGTGTTGGATATTCTTCTCGCCGAAGACCAAAATTTCGCATCGCTTTTAAATTCCCATCCGAAGCTAAAGAAACAACATTGAAAAAGATAGAATGGAGCGTTGGCAAAAACGGACACATAACTCCGGTCGGGATGATTGAACCAGTCGACCTTGGCGTAAATGTAGAGCGTGTTTCGTTAGCAAATATCAGCAAAATGGCCGAAAAGAAAATTGCAGTCGGAGACAGAGTTATAGTTAGTCGTCGCGGAGACGTGATTCCGCACGTTGAAAAATCAATTGATGGAGAAAATAGAACAACGTACATGCCTGTCTTCCCATTAAATTGCCCAACGTGTTCACACAAAACAGAAGTACACGGAGCGTTTTTAGTTTGTCCGAACGAAGATTGTAAAGCTAAAAACCTTGGCACATTAGAACATTGGATAAATATAATAAAGGGACATTTTAGAATAAATTGTATTGGACCAGAACGCTTACGAGAACTTTTCGAAATCGGATTGGTAGAAGATTTAGACGACCTTTATTTAATTTCCGTGAAAGATGTTTGTCAGCACGTTTCTAGGACCGGTCTTAAATCCGCAGAGAACATGCTGTCGTATCAACGGTACAAAGATATTCCTCTTCACGTTTTTCTAGCAGGATTAAACATAAAAGATATAGGCATGACGTTATGGGAGACGCTTATTACGCAGGGTGGGTTTGACAGTTTAGAAAAGATTATGCAACTGGATGTTGCTCACATTTTAAATCTAGGAATAGATTCTTTGGGGCAATTACGAGCGGAAGCCATTGTTGACGGTCTTTATAAAAGAAGTAGAACCGTCAAGGGTTTGTTGTTCGCAGGGGTTCGTGCAATACCACCGTTACGCAACACAGAAAATCAAACTTTAGCAGGTAAAAGTTTCTGCATAACTGGAGGCTTATCCGAGACGAGAAGTTTAGTGGAAGGCGCAATTAAAGAGCGTGGCGGAATTATAAAATCCGGCGTAAGCAAAAAGCTGGATTATTTAATTGTTGGGGATAGTCCTGGTTCTAAGTTGGCTAAAGCTGAAAAACTTGGCGTAGAGATTATAAACGAAGACAAACTAAATAGATTAATGGAGGGACAATGAAGCTGACACCGTCTGAATATGATGTTTTGTGTTTTATGGTAGCAAACCACCAAAAAACTCCGTTTGTTTTTACCAATGGTAACAAGTCTAAGTTTTACACGATTAACAGGTTAGTGAAAAAAGATTTGATAATTAGAGAAGATCAAACGGAAGGTGGGCCAGCTCAATATTATGCGTTTGAGGATTCCTTTTATAAAGATTTTTCAATACAAAAAAGTCTACCAGAAAACAGGAAAAAACGAATAGTAGTATTTAATAGAAAGGAGAACAGATGAAGGAATGGAAATTTATAAAACGAGAGGAGTTTGTGAAAACTCGGTATGAGAATTTTTTACAAAACAAAAAGACAATGACAGCCATGATGCCTCCGGATAGTTTTATTATGACGGATCTTGACGAATGGGTTCCAGAAGATAACAAATACATGAAAGATGTGATAATTTGTGATCGTTGTAACGGCGACATAACAGAACCGATAATTATAATGCGCCACGGTCAGTACGTTTATCATAAGAAATGTATTTGGGAAGAACTAGAACCCTATCTGGCTAAAAGCAATTTAGTCCCTGTTAATTTTGGGGAAAACAATGTTGAACGTAAGTGAAGTAAACGAAATTAGCGTAGAAGATTTAGAAGCCGCCTGTGATTACTACGATAAACTTGTTGGAGGAAGACCCATGAAAATCTTATTTGTTGACGATACGCAGTCGATCAGGGATACGATGAAGTTAGCAATGCGTTCCATAAATGCAGACCTAACTATTTGCGAATGTCCACACGAAGCTGTGAGAAATTTTTACGAAAATCAGTACGATCTAATTATTTCTGACTACCAAATGCCCGGTGCTTGTAAGCATTATTTTGAAACAATATGTTCTAAACAAACTCCGGTTGTTATTTGGACTGGGCATTGTAGTCCGAATGTACCTGAAAAAGCAAAGGTAGTTTTTAAAACCATTAGCCCATTAGAATTTATCGAGCAAATTGCTAGCGGGCGTTTTACTAAGGAGAACTAGAATGGAATTTCAAAGTCAATGGGACGAACGAGATCTTGTTCGCGCACAAAAAATTAAAGTTTTCGATTGTGAGGGTAACGAGCTAAAAGGGTTTAATGCTCTCGTTAACGAAGAGGACGAATCCCAAGTAATGAATATCGTAAAAGACGATTACGTTATTATGCAACACGATGATGTCGTCGAAAGAGTAAGAAACACGCTGGAAGATTTGGGAATAGCTTACAATGTAGAAAAAATTAGTCAGACACATCAAGGTGCAAGACTCAGGGTTGGTGTCGTATTCCCAGAATACGAATACGATGTTACTGGCAAAGGTGATATCGTACAAATGAGAACCGATATAGATAATAGTTATAATAGTAGCACAGGACTTAGATTTGTTGTCGGGGGATATCGATTAATTTGTACGAACGGTCTTTATGTTGGAGAAAAATTTGCAGGGGTTTACCACAAACACACTAAAGGAATCGAAGGCATAAACGTCAAAGAAACATTTGTAAGAGCGTTTGACACTTTTAATAATGGATTTATTAAATACATTGGTGGTTTTACTCAAGAATCTTTTACTCCAGAAAATTCCATTACATTCCTAGATGAATGTTTAGAGAAAAAATCTGTGCCTGTAAAATACGTTGATTTGATGAAAGATAGAATAAACCACCCACAACTCTCTATAGATCGAAAAACTGTAGAGACAAAATGGGACTTCTTTAATGTTGCCACCGAAGTAATGACACATAAATCTCCAAACGAAGATATCCAATTTAAATACACAACAAAAATCGCAACAGAATTGGCAGGTTGGATAAAGCGATGAGAATTTGGTACCCTATTCCGGTTTGGTATTTGGACGATAAAAGACTTCTGGGCGAACACAACGAAATATTGATAGTAGCAAAAACAATAGCTGGCTGTTACAAGGTAGGATGGAAAAATCACCCAGAAGTAAAACGCTGGATAGGGTACACAAAAGCATTAGCCAAGAGACACGACCAGTTGGCCGAGGAGATGTTACGGAGAGGTAAAAACCATAAATCGCCTTGGCCGAAAGAATTAATCAATCCCGAAGACCGACCAGTATGGCCCACCCAAACCTGGGAACCTCTATCCCTGATGATTTATAAGCTATCAGAAAAACAAGGAAAATCGATAAACTGGCCAATCCGAATCTAGCACAATAAATTTGTTTTCGGTGTCCGCGCGAATTTTCGCGAAAGAAAATTTCGATTTATCTCTTCCCAATCCTATTAAAATATGTTTTTATGTATATCAGTATCATATTTTAAATTGAGGACTACGGAGATGACTAAGCCAAAGAACGCAAAACATAATTACGAGGCAACAACCTTTAACATGGTTTCTTCGTTAAAGGAAAAGGCTAAAATTTATGTTGCAGCGCATAACCGCAAGGTTAATGAGTCGGGCGAAGGAGAAAAAATCAATTTCGGTTTACTTATAAACAGAGCTGTCAAATATTACCTAAAAGACATCAAAATAAACTAAGGTTGGTATGGAACAAGAAGTTGTCACGGATGGGCAAGCACCAGATTTGGTGGATGCGCTAAAGCATAGAAAAGAACTAGAAACTCAATACTACGATCATATCGGAGTAGAGACTGATGTTCTTAGAGAATCTATCGTAAATCTAGATAGAATAGATCTATTGATGTCTGAGGTATTATCCTACCAAGTAAAACCTTGCCACATGTCTATGTTGAAATTCCAACAATCAAACGATAAGACGTTGGTGTTGGCACCTCGTGGTATTGGTAAGTCAATATCTCTTACAGTGGTCCGTTCGCTTTTCGAAGTTGTTAAAAATCCAGACATTAGAATCCTAATAGTATCTAACACACAACTCCAGGCAGAAATTTTTCTAAGAGAAATTAAACAACATATAGAAGCAAATGATAAATTTATTGACGTGTTTGGTGATCTGGTCGGTGCTAAATGGGATAGTAAAGAAATCAACGTAAAAACCAGAAAGACGTTCGCCAAAGAATCTACGATAAGTTGTTGTGGTGTTGGTGGTGCAATTATTGGACGCCACTATGATTTGATAATTGCAGACGACCTTGTTGACGAAGAAAATTCTAGAACAGATTTACAACGTGAGCGGTTTAAGGTTTGGTTTTACAAGAGTTTAGAACCAACATTAGAACCAGATGGACGCATGTTCGTTCACGGTACACGTTATTATCCCTCAGATTTTTATGGTCATCTTGCTAAGGTCGACGACAGTTTTATTTCTAGGGTTTGGCCAGCAATAAACAAAAACGGAGAGTCCCTTTGGCCAGAAAAAATGACGTTGGAATGGTTGCTATCCAAAAAGAAGGCTATGGGTACAGCGATTTTCAACACCCAGTATCAAAATGATACAACGGCAATGGAAGGAAAGATTTTTAAATATGAATACATAAAATTCTACGATTCTCTTCCAGATAAAATCGCAGTATATCAAGGGGTTGACCTGGCTGTTAAAAAAGAAGAAAATCACGACTTCTTCTGTATAGCAACAATTGGCAAGGACGAGTACGGGCGCGTTTATCTTATAGATTTGTTTAAAGATAAGCTTAGTTTTTTGCAGAAGACTGCTAAAATAATAGAGAAAAACAACCAATACCATCCAAGAAGGATATTCATAGAATCTAACGCATACCAATCTGTGCAAGGAGAACTGGTAATGCACCTGTCCGATGCTCCAGTAAAACCAATTACCACTATTAAAGATAAAGTAACCAGAGCGTGGACACTGTCTAGTAAGTTTGAAAATGGAGACGTGTATTTTCCGCGCTGGGGCGTACAAGATTTTATAGATAGCTTGATAGAATTCCCAGATTCAGATCACGACGACGATTTTGATGCGTTTGAAATCGCTGTATCTTGGGCTTTTAGAAAACAGAAGAAATCTCGTAGAGATTTTGGGGTTTTATGATAGGATAATTTAATCCCTTCATAAATGAGGTATTTAAAATGAAAAGTAAACGTAATGTTAGACCAGCTTCAAAACAGGTTCAACAGAGTTTATCCTCTGACAGTCCGAACAAAAGAGCACTTAGAGCGATAGTGGTTAAGGTTGAAGGGGAAGAGGCATCGCAGCAAATCCTACAGGACGATTTTGAGTACACTTCTACTAGCGACATAATAGAACCACCGTACCATCTTTTAACGCTGTCCATGTTGAGAGAAAATTCTACGGAATTGGGACAATGTGTTGACGCGATGAAGACAAATATCGACGGATTTGGTTATAGGCTTTTAGAACTGCCGATGTCGAAAGAAGAAAAAGAGGACAAAGAACTACAAAAAGCTATTTTCGAAGAAAAATCTAGAATCATTCCATTCCTTGACAATGTAAATTTTGAGGACAGTATAACTTCTCTCCGGCAGGATACTAGAGAAAACCTTGAAGATACGGGTAATGCCTATTGGGAAATGATACCTAACATGGCGCGAACAGCAACGATCTCGATAGAGAGATTGCCGGCACATACGGTTAGGTTGGTAAAATCTGATGCGGAATTTACAGAAACACAGGTTGCATATTTCAACAGAATAACTGGCAAGGTAGAAAAACGAACAGTAAAACGCCGATTTAGACGATTTGTTCAAAGAATAAACAACAAAATTGTGTATTTTAAAGAGTGGGGGGATCCAAGGAATATCTGTAAGAAGTCTGGGAAGGTAATTCCAGATAACGAATTAGAAAAAAGACGTGCAGATCTCGCCCACCCCATTTTTCATTTTAAAATCAAATCCGACAGGTCTCCTTACGGTATTCCAAGATACATAGGTAACCTTTTTTCGATATATGGTTCTCGGTCAGCCGACGAGATTAACTTCGTTACGTTCAAAAACAACAATATTCCTAGCATGTTAGTTATGGTATCGAACGGTCAATTAACGGAAGGTTCGATTGGTAGGATAGAAGAGTTTATCGAGACCAGAATAAAAGGATCTCAGAACAGATCTAGTTTTTTGGTGTTGGAAGCTGAGTCCGCGGACGACACACAATTGAATCCTGGGACAATGAAATTAGAGACAAAGGATTTATCCGGTGTTCAGACGGACGATCAATTGTTTCAGAATTATGATAAAAATAATTCTGAGAAAATACGAAGATGTTTTAGGTTACCGCCGATCTTTGTTGGAAAATCAGATGATTATAACAGGGCGACAGCTCAAGAATCTCGTAAGCTTGCCGATGAACAGGTATTCGCTCCGGAAAGACACAACTTCGATAGAAAAATAAACAAGATCCTCGTCACAGATTTTGATATGAAGTACCACGTTTTTAAATCTAATTCTGCAAATGTTACAAACGACGAAGATCTCGTGAAGGTTATATCCAGCGCAGAGAAAACTGGCGGAGTGACTCCTAATTTGGCAAGAAAAATCCTCGGTGACATTCTTAACGAAGAGCTGGAGCCATACGACAATACGGTAGACTTTGATCCTGACGTTCCGTTGTCTTTGACGTTGGTCGACAGGGCAAAATCTGTAGCTGGTAACGATAAGACAGGCACGTTGGCGCCGAATCAAGGCCAGATACCGAAGGGCGAAAACGACGATGACGCAGTTAAGGTTTTGAAATCTCTAGAAAAAATATTAAATAAAGACGTACATGAAGAAATAAAGTTTGGAATAGGTTAAAATGAAAGGTAAGATATCAATTCTTAAAGCTGTTTCTATCTTGCTGGATACAAAAACAGCACCGCATACGGTTCACGCGAGTACGGTGAACACCCTTGCTTTATATCTAACTAAAGAATGGAGCGCGTTAGCCAAGCCATTATTAGATAAAGCTGATTCCGTAAAGAAAACGGAAGCAAGTGTAGAAAAATTTCTAAAGGACATCGATGCTTCTATGGGTCAGTTTAGTTCTAATGTGGAAAAAGAGTTAGAAGACTATGTGTCTTTCTTTTATAAATATTCTAAGAACGAATTTATAAAAGGAAATAAGCTTGCCGAAGTAGAAAAAGCAGACCTACCTAAAGTAACCCCAATATTATGGACAGACAAAGACGATAACGCCATCAAGCAGTTAAACAAGATGTCGAAATCGTCTACGGGTAAATTTTATAAAGGAAGTGTACAGAAGGCAGTACACGACAGCGTTCGAGAAAATATGTTTGAGACACAACTTCCGCTTCCAGACGCTGTAAAACAAATGAAAAAAGATTTATCCACAGCCCTAAGACTAAAATCCGGAAAAATGATAGCGAAGGTAGTCCCGGGAGGATTTATTGGGACAGCCGAGGAATATTTTTCTGGATTGGCCATGCACACCGCTAGCATGGCAAGAACGTCGAGTAGCGTTTACACCATGTCGGACGTTGGGGTAAAAAACATGATAGTCAGATCCCTCAAAACAAATCGAACATGTGCCGGATGCCTAGAAATGGATGGGACAACCTATCCTGTCAAGGACGCCATGACACACATAGATAATATATTAGCTGTTGATTCTATTGATGAAATCAAGAAGCTTCAACCGTCTTTTCATTTTGACGTTCCAGACGCTATTAAGCCAGGATCGGCAAAGGATCAGGCGTTAAAAGAGTTGAAGGATAGTAAATCTGAGGCCGTCATGCTGCCTACATTCCACTTCCGGTGCGAATGTTATGTAGACATGGCTTAATTTGTGGATTTACAATACTTTAGCTATGATATACTTATAATCATAGGTATTGTTTTATTGTAAACTACAGGAACACTTAATTTAAGGAGTCACGTTATGGCTAGTGGAGCACACAAAAAGGTTGGCTCGTTCATTGGAACAGGTGCAGCCAAAGAAATCGATCTCGATTTCACTCCAAGGTACGTCAAGGTAGTGAACATGACGACTCGCGATTCTGCTGAGAAATTTGCAGAAGCCGAAGTGTCAGGTTCAGAAGGTGGGATCAAGAGACCCGTTGGTGGTGGCGCAGTAACAGCGTTGGCCGCAGCAGCAGGAATCACTCTTGGCGAAAGAAAATTCACAGTTGGGACAGACGCAGCGGTTAATGGTGCAGATAACCACATGGTCTTCGTAGCTGAAGAGTAAGAGGAGCAGTATGAATTTAAAGGTTCATACAATTAGATTCTCTAAGGACTACTTTTCGGACTATGAAAGTTGTGCTAAGTGGCTGGAAGAGAAAAACGTCGAAGTTTCCGGCTGGAAAGAAGTCGAAAAATTTTGGATATTTAATAAAGTATCCGAAGAAAAATTTAATGAGACATCTATTCAGGAATTTAATTTGGGTGCTGGAATTATAGCACTCGTTGGTTTGGCAGAAGACATGCCAGCTAGCATGGAAAATGTTACTGACACGGATGTCGTCTCGCCTACTGATGTGAGTACCGGAAACAAGATTTCTGAAAATGAGCAGTTAAAAGCAACTCTCACTGCCCAAACAGCTTCGCTGAATGGGTTTGTCCAGCAGCTTCAAGACGCACTTGCACCAATCAAAACCATGTTGAATCAAGCAACTTCTCAAGTAACGAAGAACGAAGATTCAAACTCGGTTGAGATTTACGTCCCAATCGTCAAGGTTGCTGAGAAAAGGCAAGTTTTTGGAGAAGTTCTGGTTCCTAACGCAGTAGACGGTCAAGGTCACATTTATTCTCAAGCAGAAGTTGAAAAAGCAGCTCACTATTGGATGAAAGAATTCAGCCAGTTGGGTGAGATGCACAAGGCAATGCTGGGGGATGGCCAAATCAGTATTCTAGAAACCTTTGTAGCACCATCTTCATTTACTTTTAGTGATGGAGATAACGAACGTACCATTAAAAAAGGAACGTGGTTATTAAAGGTTTACGTGGAAGACGATGAAATTTGGGAGAAAGTTAAAAATGGAGAACTCAACGGGTTTTCTATTGGTGGTGTGGCAACCGTTGAAGAACTTGATTAACTGGAGGAAAAACGATGGTCGTAAAAGCGAAAACGAAGTTGACCAACATCAGACCAAGGGAAGTCTCGTTGGTTGACGAACCGGCAAACAAGAAAGATTTTCTTGTTGTCAAGAATCAGGACGGTGAAATGACACCAGTCGAAGATCCCAAACCTGATGATGACAGCAAAGAAAAGCCTGCCGAGCAACCTGCAGCAGATCCAAAACCTGCTGAAGAGCCAAAAGAGGCAGCGCAAACAGAAACAACAGAAGGCACAAAGAAAGAAGATCAACCAGTCCTCAAAAAACTTGAGGTCGCTGTTCACTCGATCAATTTCTTTAAAAGCCAGTATCCCGACGTTGAAAAATGTAAAAAGGTTCTAATCGAAAATGGTTTGAACCCAGATATGATGGAGATGCGGGATCTTGATTGGGAATACCAATTCGTAGTAAACCCAGAGTCAGCGTTCGAAGGAACATCGCTTGCGATGGCATCTTACGTTCCAATGACTAAGGGCTGCGATTCCCTAGTTGGTGTTCTTAAAGGGATGGCTAAAGAAGAGCTGGAAGTGGAAATCACAAAGGCTGGCGCATCTCTTTCTAAGGCTAACCTTGAAAAGCTACAGTCTATGTACGATTCTATCGGAAAAATGATTGAAGCTGCCAAGCCAACCGAAAAGAAAGAGGGCGACGTAAAGAAAGACAACGAAGGTGATAGCGAGATTCTCAAGAAACTCGAAGGAATGGAAAAGAAATATGACACGGAAATCAAGAAACGTGATGACAAAATTGCGGATCTTGAAAAGAGATTAGAAAAAGCTGAAACAACTCCTGCTGACCCAGCAGGCAGCGCACCAGATAATACGCAACAAATCCAAAAGAAAAACGAAAACTTCTGGAATGGCGTATTGTAATTAATAACACTCATTGAATTTTTGAAAACGGAGGAATTAAAATGGGTATGTCAAACGAAGAGCTGATCAGAAAAGCACAGGTCACGACCGATGCTCTGGCTGCTGCTGGGAAGCTAAATCCTGAACAAGCTGATAAGTTTATCGATTACGTTTTCGATCTAACATCGCTTAAAGGCAAAGTCAGAACGGTAAAATTTAAACCAGATCAATTGGATATCGACAAAATCAACGTCGGCCAACGTGTAACAGTTGCAAAAGCAGAAGCAACAGATCCACAGGTTCGCCGTGGTGTATCGACTTCCAAAGTAACTCTGAATCCAAAAGAAGTTATGGTTCCTTTTGAAATCAGTGATGATTTTATGGAATACAACATCGAGATGGAATCAGTGGAAGATCACATTATCAAGATGATGGCCACCCAAATGGCTAACGATCTTGAAGAACTCTACCTTGATGGTGATGTTCTTGGACCAGCTAGGTTCCAAGGCGACATCTATGATGGTGGAAGCGCGACTCACGCAGTAAAAGATACCTACATCGGCTTGCTCGATGGTTGGTTGAAAAAAGCGCGTGGATCGAATGTTAAGGATTTCAATGGCGCGAACATCAGCAGCACTGTTTTCAGTGACATGATTAACGCATTGCCAGAGAAGTACAAAAGAAATAAAAGAAACCTCAAGTTTTTCTCTTCCACGGTTCTTGAGCAAAATTACCGTCAGGTAATTTCAAGTCGTGCGACAGCCAAAGGCGATAGCGCGTTGGAAACAGAATCAAACTTGACTCCTTACGGAATCGAATTGGTTCCAGCCCCATTGTTTTCTTCAACTCCAAGAGTAACAGAGCATGTTACGTTGACTGGTGTTGCAACAACTCAGTTGCAGTTTAAAAACATCGTAGAAAACAGTGAAATTGTTACTCTTACCAACCTTGGTGCAACTCCGGTCGCTCCATACACGGAAGGTGCTGGTAACGATTATGTTATGGATTATGTAAACGGCACAATCAAGCGCGATGCTGCTGGTGTATTACCTGATCCAGTAAACGTAAAGATAACCTATCTTGCAGAATCTCAACTTCTCTTAACTGAGTACCGTAACCTAATCATCGGTCTTGGAAGAGATATTAGGATTGAAAAAGATAGAGATATCTTCAAGGGCGTTAACCAATATGCGATAACAGCAAAGGTTTCTACCGAAATTGAGAACCTCGAAGCAATGGTATTCGGAAAGAACATCGGTCTACGGTAAGTAGGTCTGATAGTTTAACCGATAACCAAAGGAGGTAATCATGGCTAAGGAAAAGAAATCGCAAATGTACGCTGTATCGCTAGATCCGACCAAGTGCCTAAGCTACACGATGCCTAACGGTATCAAATATGTAGCCGGCAAGGTCGTCAACATTCCAGAAGAAAAATTGGGACCATATAAGTCAGCGGCAGTTTTCAACATTACAAAATATGTTGACAGACCACCCGTTGCTCCAAAGAAGGCTGCGAGTGTTGAGGTTAATCCCGACGATAAGGGCGAAAAGGTAAAAGAGGAAGAAAAGGAAGAAAAACCAAGTGGGGTTATTTCTACGAATGATCTGAAGAAGTAGGAGGCTACCTAATGATTAAGGTTCAATATTTAGGCATGTCTCCCGAAGATGTCGGAGGATTCCCCGCTGGTATCGAAAGAACATTTGAGGGTGCTTTGCATCTGAAACCTCGTAAAGTTTTCGAACTGACCGAGGAAGAATATGCACACGTAAAAAAGGTTCGACCGGATTTAAGATTTCAGGAGTTTGCAGCTCCAAAGAAATTTGAACGGTCAGGTATATAAGCACCCGCAAGTTAACTACGGTGGGGATTCGTCGCGGGAGACTTTGAGGGTTTAGCCCCTTATTTGGGAACACAAAAGGGAGCTATAGTTGATTAAACTTAACCGTAAAGATGGGAAGACACTGTCTTTCGAATTGGATAACGCTGAAGACAGTGCTAACCTTTCGGAGTTATTAAATGACGAAAAGGGTATGGAGACAATTACAGGTATTGGTTGTCTCCACAATACCTTTTGGCATGCGCTTACGAAACCAAAGAAATTTCGAAGCGTTAGATACTCCGTAGAACAGTTGTTTGGGGTTAAGAACGGAGTAAAGACTGCTCATGGAGAGAAAATAGTATGTCAAGCAGACGATATACAACTTACGATCCTAGTCTATTACAATGTTCGACCCAAAATGGCTAGAGTGGAGTTAAGAAAGATTGGTAAACCGCGATTTGTCCCAAAGAAAGGTATAAAGAATGGCTCTAACACAAAAGAAAATAAGTAATTTTTCTGGTACATACGGTTCGCCGTCTAGTGACACTGCGTGGGATAAAATCGAATGGGGATTTGACGCTCGCGGTGTAAAAGTCATCGTAGAGGCTGGTTCTACTTCCGGTTTAGACATTTCTCTTGACGGAAAAGAACTGTTTGGGACACTTCCAGCACCAGAAGCCAATCAAAATGCTTTGGTTTACGATTTTGTAGACATAAACATAAGCAGAATGTGGGTTAGAAAAACTGGCGCAAGTGTTCAAATTTTAGCTTACGGCGTTTATTAAGAGGAGAAATTAAAATGACTTTAGAATTAGATTATTTTGAAGGTCAACAAAACTTAGAACCTGGCACACGTCGCGGAAGCGATAAAATTTTGCCAGAAATTTTAAATGATATTGAAGCAAGCGGAATAGCGTTACCTGTTGATACAGATACACAGAGAGCTGTGTTTCAATCTGCAGAATTGACAGGAACTGGAGCATCACAAGACGTTGCGCATGGTCTTGGTGTTGTACCATCTGCTGTATTAGTTTCTGTTACAGATGACAATAATGCTGCGTTCACGATTGCCGAAGGTGTTCATGATGCAACAAACGTTAAAGTAACAGTAACATTGAACGCGAAATTCAAAGTATTAGCGTTCTCCTAAACAGCAACAGGTATAAATCATGACCGGAGGACAGGCGTACTATCCGCTTACTGTATCTAATGCGGATTTCGAGAGAAGTCCAACCATTGAATTTCCTTATGTGATGGCTCGTCTTCTTCTAATTAGAGATTCCTTCGAAGGTGACGTGTACTTTTCGTACAACGGTCGAGACATCGACGGAAAGCTAACTTGGGAAGACGAGTCTTTAGACATTGGCGAAGCAGAGGTAAGCAAAATATGGTTTAAATCAACCGTAGTAGATGCAAAGATTAGGGTGTACGCCACAGCGTAACTATGCACTTATCGATCAAGAAAATTACAAAGATCATAAGGGGACGCAATGGCAACACCATTGAACCGAACCCAGATGGGTCGGTTAATGTTGTAATAGTTAGTCCTCCGACTGAACTTGTAGATGTTTCCTCGATCGATTGGGTTAATGTCCCGCCTGATGATTCTTATCATGAAATTTGTAAATACACGTTAAATTCTGGAGAAACAATTTATATCAAACAGCTCACACTCGCACTGGTTGGGATGATGGCACAATTTAGACTTAGGGTTCACACACAAACAGATGATTTTCCTAGGAGATATACTTTATCTACACAACAAAATACATTTTCAGAAACAATAGAGAAGCCAATTCCTGTAGTTTATGAGGCAGGTTCTTATATTTCAGTAGAAGCAAAAATGTTGGGAGTTAATCAACAAGGTCAAGCGTTTGCGGCTCTTAACTGTTACAAATAACGGAGGATTAATTAATGTCTATTTTAATTTTTGACGAAAAGAATTTCGAGCTTGTTGTTAGATGCAGGCCGGGGGAATCTTTCACTCCGGATGATGAGGTCAAACAATTAGTCAAACAATTTGATGGTATAAGAAAAGAATATGCTGCCATCCAACAGAGACTAACAGAATTTTTGCCCAAATGTACCGCTTGGAGTCGCAAACACGACAGTTCTTTGGACACCAAGATGCGTAAAAAAGAGGAGAAAATACAAAAGAAGGAACCCGTAGAAGCTTCTGATAGCGATTCTGCTCAAAACTAATTTTTAATGTGTTTGGAGGAGGTAATCTATGGATTCTTTTACAACTTTAATCGGAAGATACAACTCAACATTGCTGACTTTGAGCGACGGCCAAAGGTCTACGATTGCGTTGGATCAAAAATCTCGTGCGTTGATAAACCACGGGACATCGTCTATTCAGCTTGGGAACGGAAATGAAGTAACACCTAAGTTTCTCTCTATGCTCGAAGAAGATGCAGCGTCGGCAGGTGGAGAAATTGGTGTTGGTATTATGGCTGTTCGCCAAGACACACTTTCTTCTCTCGTTGGTGCTGATGGCGATTATTCGATGTTATCCGTTAACGAAAATGGTGCATTGTACGTTGTCACACAATCAGCTCACAAAGAAGACGATGCACACACGTCAGGTGATTTTGGTCAAATGGCGTTATTTGTTCGTAACGACACTGCCGGTTCTCTTGTAGACACCGATGGTGATTATGCGTCTGGCCAATTGGACAGCGAAGGTTGGTTAAGGGTTGTTCCTAAAGGAATGAAGGCTGAAGATTCTGCACACACCAGTGCCGATCTTGGTATGCCTCTTTTGGTCGTTCGTAACGACACAGAAGGTTCTTTGGTGGATACCGACGGCGACTATTCGATGCTTCAGGTCGATTCGCTTGGTAGGTTGAGAACAACAGCCGAGGTAGATCTAACACCCGGGACTGAAGGAGACGTTTGCGCCGACGAAGCTGATGCTAACGATGGCGACGTTGGAAGTGTTGGAACATCCGCTTGGGTGGATGTGGTAGACATCACTCTTACGTCTGGAAAATACCTTTGTACTGCTATTGACGGCAGTGCGGATAGACTTTGCCAGTTTAGATTGGTTAAATGGGATTCTTCGCAAGATCCTGGAGATGAAGTTGTTGCGTTACACAGAAAATTTCTTGTTACAGAAAACAACGGAACGTTCCAACTTGTGTTTCCTAGACCTATTGAAATTGACGGTGCAGCAAACATATCTGTTCGGTTACAAGCCAAAAGGCTTCGTGGTGGAGGAACAGATGCAACTGTTCATGGTGGTGTTAACGGCTACACACTTTAAACTTCAATGGGGGATAGGATAAATTCTTATCCTCCTTTTTAAGGTAATTAGGATGGAAGAGATACAAACCGAGATACAAGATTCAACAGATGCAAGCCCCGAACATAAAGTGGGAACGGTTGGAACAAGTGCCGTAACTATCCAAAGAACAGATGGAAAAGATTGTGTCGCGGTACATGTCAATAACCCTGTTTTGGGCACAAGAGCAAATGATTTTGACGATGTTTTATACATCACAACAGACGGGCAAGCCCCAGCAACCTACGGACAGACAATACATATTGGGGAAGGAATAACCATTCGCGGTAAAATTACGCATGGAAACATTAAAATCGCTTCCAATAATGCAAACACCAATTATGAAATTGTTTTAGAGGGATAAAATGGGACTTTCTAAAATAGTTAGAAAAACATTTCAGATATGCAAAACCTTACCCTTTGATACGTCAACAAATGGTTGGCCAACAACGATTAAAGAAGCTCAAACAGCAATAGAGTACGCAAAACAAAACGCGGAAGGTTTCCCAAGGGCTGGTATTCGTGGCGCGTATAATGGAACGGTTGGTGGCGGGGATTGGCTCGGCCCAAATGAACTTTTGTCAAATACACCTTTTATGGTGTTTCCGGTACATACGAGAATAAATGAGATTACTTGGGGAAACCAAAGATCGGATGTTTCTTTCGATATAGAATTTAGAAAAAATAGCCAGACAAATTCTATTTTTCATACTCTTTCGGTGAGAAATAGTTCAGGAATTTCAGGATATGAAGACGGGTTATCCTACGATTTTGTTCCAGGTGATACGCTTTGGGCGCAATATAAAGACTTTGGGACGAATTGTAGTGATATGGAAATGACAATTTGGATATCAAGGATAGTTGCACCATGAGTTGGAACATTTGCAGACTTAAAAACATTAGTGGGGAAGTTCTAAATATCTGTAGAACTTGGGCAATTGACGATGAATACACGATACCAGACCATCTTAGGCAAAATTACTCCACAGATTCTTTAATTTTAGAAGCAATAGCCAATAGTAATTTACAAGTAGGAAGTTCAACAGAATATATTGAAGACCTATCACAGCAAATTGATTGGTTAAAAAATATAGATGCAAAACCAAAGGATTCAGATAACGCTGAAATAATTCAGCCCAAAACTACAAAATTAGGCTGGCATTATCAGCCTTTGCTTTTTTGTGTTACAACGTGTAAAGCTAATTCTGTTTTCTCTAAGAAATGCACAGGGGAAGAAAACACAGGTTTTACACTAAAATTTTATAATTCTTCACAGGAAGAATTAGTACAAGGCCAAGAAGAATCGGACGAAGATTACCAAACAAGACTAAACTCCAATTGTATTTATACTGTTTTAGATTGGCAAGCTGATTATACTTATGACATTATTGGAGCTTCCCTTTATTTAAAATCAGCCCCAACTAATCCAGCATGGGCATGGTGTAAAATTGCCCCAGATATAGCGGAAGAATATGGCGGTTCCATTCCGTATCTTGACGGCGGCTTAGATTTAAGTTTTATGCCAGTAAAACAGGAAATATTTTTTGATGGTAGGGGAACTAAAACCATTCCCGTTGATCTTACTTATAATTCAAATAAATTTAGGTTTCCTATTCTTCATTCGGCAGGGGAACAAATAGAAATACAATTTATTATTCATCATTTTAAGGAATAATTATGATAGAGTATAGAAATTTTAAATACCAACTAAAAAGAGAAAACACTTGGTATGTGCGTTACCCCAGCGGGTTTAAGACGTTTATTGAAGCAAGCTCGGAGACTGCGTTAAAACAGAAGCTTGACACTTTAATTTCAATATTTGAGAGTTGAGATGGACATTTTAAAACGCACATATTTTCAAACAGTTAGCCTTACAACAATGGGCGTTGCCTATTTGATAGGTAACGTACACGCACCTTGGACGAAAAAAGGTTTACATTATGACGATGTGTTGTCGTTATCAAAAATTATCAAACCTGCTGATGTCATACTTACTCGCACTAAAGGAGAACTAACAACTTTAGCGATTCCCGGATATTGGAAACATGCTGCAATGTATTTGGGTAAAGATGAGTTTGGAGAACACAGAATAATTGAATCTGTTAGCCCATGTGTTAGAGAAGATTATTTGGCGAATCTCATAATGAGAACAGATTGTTACGCAGTTATGAGAATAGAAGAAGCTTGGTCTGGACAGCGTGAACAAATGATAGAAATATCTTCTCAATATCTTGGTAAACCATACGATTACGGGCTTGATTTCACTAAGAAAGATAAAGTTTCTTGTTCAGAATTGATATACTGTATAAATAATAGAGTGCTTGGCGAAGACTTTATAGAGTTGAGAAGTAGACTTGGGTATCCCAGCTTTACTCCGCAAGATTGCTATTTGGCTCGTTCCAAGTATTCGTTAGTTCAAGAAAAGAGGACATAATGCCACAGGTAACCGGAGGGCCAAAAGCGTTAAACGAATTGTTAGAAAGCACGTACTCAAGCTGTGTAGCTGGAGGCGGATCTAAAGAATCGTGTTCTAAAATATCGTGGGCAGCGGCTAAAAACGCTGGATGGTATAAAGATAAAAATGGAGAATGGAAAAAGAAAACGGAAAAGAACATTAAAAAGAGAATCTGGGAAGGTATTTTATAATGGATAATACAGGCGCATACGCAACATATTCGGAAATGTTTGAGCTAATGTATCCATCGTCGATAGTTAGCTACAAAAGTTCTATAACACTTTCTGGTAAAAGTGGGAATACCTTCAATTATTCCAATTCTTCGTTCGATCTTCAAGAAGGAGACATAGTCTGTCAGGGAGAATATGCACAGGTTATTAACAGTTTATCCACAGGTCCAGACACGTTGACCTTAGACGATGCAACAGATTTTGTTGATGGAAGCGCAAAGGTTTATAGAGTAGCAAAATCGTTGTTTGAAATTGACATGCTGAGAACAATGGCGATGCAAACAATAGATGTTTACACTGGACAATGGTTTAATAAACGTGAATTTTTGGGAGCAAATGCGCTCAAGTTTGAAGGTAACAATACTTACGTTTTACATTTTAGCATTCCTATAATAGAAATTGCAAATATCTATCTTAACGATGGTACAGATCCTTATGACATAGAAAGTTATCAGGTTTTTAATTCGCGAACAATGCCAGACGACAGAAGAAATCCAAAAATTAAACTATGGTCAAACACAAACGATATTTATAAACACCCACCTACGAGATATTGGGATGGAATATTTTACAAAGGAAGAATTCACAGGGTTGAAGGGTCGTTTGGATTTTTAGAACCAGATGGAAGTACACCTGCGGCAATAAAATGGGCAACAGCTAGACTAGTTATGCGACAAGCCATGAGCGATCCGTCGCAGTCGACTGTAGCCGGAAGAGTAAAGAAAGAAAAAACAGACCTTCACGAAATAGAATACGAAGGAAGCCTTGCCGGAAGAAACGCACTACATGGGACTTTTACGGGTGACGACGATATAGATAGAATTTTTAAAATGTATAAAGCACCGTTGGCGATTGGTGGAACAGACCCACTATTTACAACGATAACACAACTTTATGACGTTGATAGGTTAATTTGGTAATGGTACAGCCTAATTTACTAAACAAAATATTGATAGAAATCGAACAAATCGATGAAAGTAGAACATCGTTTTCTAATCGTAGAAGAGAACCTGTAAATTATGTGAAGCGGAAGCAATCCTTTAAAATTGATGGACAAATTATATTTGTGGAAGACCCATACCTCGGAGCGGCAAAAACCGTGCCAGAAGACAGAGAACTAGCCGGAAAATTATTCCAAGCTGTCGGGTATGTTGTAGTAAGAAAAAATGATCTCAAGATTCTTGGCAAAGAACTGGCAATTGGGGATAAAATAAAATCATACGGAAATGTTGGAAATGAGACACAGTGCGAATTTTACCTTTTAGGTAAAAAGGACGGTGGACAATATTCTGATAAAGGCTCCACGACATTAGAAAAGTGGTTTTTCGAGGATAGGAAATGAAATTAGACGGAAAAATCACTATTAGTGGAGACGATTGGAAGAAATTTGAGAAATTTGTAAAGTACAAATGGGGTCACGAATTAAAAATAGCTGTTGGGAAGGCAACCGGACGTTCAGCTCTTTACGTTTTATCCGAAATACGAAAAAGGATACACGACAAAGAGTACATACCCAACACATATTGGACAGCTAGACGAAAAGGCTATAAGAGTGCAGCGGAGGCAACGCCACTTATAGAATCTGGCACGATGATCCGAGACACGCTTTTAGCTAAAAGAATAAAGACGTGGACGTGGGAAGTTGGTGCGATTCAGGATCAGAAAAGTCCAAGAACGGGTAAGGCTTATAAAGAACTGATACCTATAATCCATGAAGGGACAACGTACACGATGAAAAGAGGAGGGAAATCTGTAACCATACGGATTCCAGCTCGACCATTTTTACGTTCTGTTTTCGAAGATTCTTCTGTTCATGTAAAGATCAGAAAGGAATGGAATGTAACAATAGAACGAATTTTAAAGAAGTACGGTAAATTATGATAACGAAAATTATTAAAAGCTGGCTATTTGATGAACAGAACAGAAGATACACATCTCTGATAACCTCTGATAAGATTCGCCTAAATGCAGAAAATAAATCTTATCCCAGATTGCAGTTAAAGCAACAAGGCGTGACAGGTCATGGGGTTCCAATTTTTAGTACGGATTCGGACATAACAGCTAAAAGTAGAATGTTTACACCAAATGCGGCAAGAAAATGGTTAGCGTTTGAATCAGTATTTGCAACAAACGAACAAGATTTTAAAGAATTTTCTATGGAGCTGTCCGATAAGGCAGGTAATTGGTTTACATTCGCGTCGAAATCTATATCTCCGATAGCAGGAGACAGAATATTCCAAGGAGATTATGAGACTACAATACTATCCGTTGGTCAAAATAGTAAGGTTATGTTGGATAACGCTACAAATATCAACAACGGTAGGGTTTATGTTTTAAGGAGCGCGTGTGATATCGGATTTCGAATATACGATAAGAATGGCGATCAATGGGTTTACGACACAGGCACACTTCAATGGGTTACAGGTGGGGTTTCTGACTGGAATAGCGGTTTCGTTATTTCTAATCATATTGATGAATTGGATCTCAAAGCGATAGGTAAAGGGATAGGGTTTTATATCAATCTTAAAACCGATGACCAACGATATACTCCATATTTAAAAGAATTAAAAGTCCTTGGCGAATACGATATAAATTTTGCAGATGATATTATTTATAATGGTGTAATAAAAACCATGGACGAACAATTACGTCCAACCACGGTTATACAGCTTTATTTGAACACTGGCACCGACACAATAAATTTAGAGGACAATGCGGAATACGATTTAGAAACAGATGGGTACAACATGACTGGATGCCAAGCTGTTTATAACTTAACGACAGACCCCGGCAAGACAGAAAACCTATTTGATTCGTACACGCTTGGCCCACCGAGGGAAGGAATTGGGAACAAGCCTGGGATAGTAAAACTTACATCGTCACAACCAGCGGACTCGTTAATGCACTTAGAAATGATTTACTTCCCAGAGATAGCAATAAATACTCACCACGATTCTTATGAAGTAAATGAAATACCGTCCATTGTTTTTGAGCGCGTAGAAAAGGTTAGCCCAGTTGTTGCTCCGGACGCAGGGCATCATTACAATGAGATTAAAAATAAATTGGATCTTACAGGGGTTAAGATAGAACCACCTGAACAATATGATTTGATATTTGGGTACGCCGTTTTTACGGGCAATCAATCGGATCAACACCTTTTAGGTGAAGCACTACATCGCTTCTTTGTCAATGTTCGTCACATTATTTCGTGGGGATTGGATGAACCTTACCCAATCGTCGTTAGGGAGGAATTTAGGTCTACTAATACGCCTAACGCCTCCAACGTCAACACGCACATTGGAGAATTTCGTCTCCAGAATGTAACGGCATTCATTAAAGAACCGAAGGACGTGTATCTGGTTGACTGGCTGTCTAAAGGTTTTACTACAAATTGATGACAAACCTTTAATCCTAGAAGGAGGATTCTAGCATGGTACAACGTAGGTATGGCCCAACGGATGGCGCAGGAACGGTCTTAATCGAAAAAGATGCCGAAAAGCAGATCGAAAAAGGTAGACTTGGAACGTCTGTTATGGTTGGTATTCTTGAACGTGGCCCAGTAGGGAAGCTATTTCGTGTGGCAACAAAAAAGGAGTACGAGAGGAAGGCAGGAAGTTTTATTGATGATTCTTTAGTCCCGGATGCAGCATTTGATTTTTACAAATTGGGCAGGGGCGCAGGAGAATTATATGCACTTCGCGTGACGGATGGAACGGAAGTAGCATCGAAAATTTCTGTCAAAGCAAGAAAACGAGAAGCATTGTTTGCAACGCTATCTGACGATTGCAGTGGACAATACGCATTCTTAACTTCTGCCGAATATCTAGCAATAGGAAGTCCGCAGATCGGTCGTCGTGTTGTTTTATCCAACGACGGTGGTGACACTGGTGTTCGATATATAACCGATGTAGATTTGGACACACCTGTAGCTGGGACTGTTAGATTGTCTTTAGGCGGGGCAGCCTTGGACGCATATCTAACCGGATCGCAGTTGTTGCTTTTTAATGACGCATCTAACCCAGAAGTTGGTGAGTTTGAAGCGGCAAACGGTGGACGATGGGGTGGAAAGAAAGACATCGTATTCGGTTTGGCGTTCGGAGGTGGCGGACTGTCTAGCACGACATTCGACACAGGCGAAACAATGCTAAAGGATTATTTTAAAGATGCGAAGTTTAGTCTCGCGGCTATTCCGGGAAAATCTTATACGGTTGTTTCTAACACCGCAGATGGTGTAATCACCGTAACAGCAGATTCCGATATGGCAACAGACTACGCAAAAACGGGTAGTTCTGATGAGACTTGGAAATTAAAACTCGAAAACAATGATAAAGCGTTGGCTTACTTGGCTAAGGATGGTGTCCGAAATCCAACTACAGAATTCGGTTTAGAATTTTATGTAGATGGAATTAGAGTTCTGGAATATCCAGATTTGTCTATGGACCCAGATAGCAAATATTATTGGGAATCGTACATTAACGATGACGATGCAAATGATTTTGTAAAAGTTACCAACACTTGGGTAGGTGCGATAACATCAGACATACGACCAAGTAACGCCCACGGTCAATCCGTTGCGTTAACACCTACAACCTTAAAAGGTGACGTTATTGGTATAGATTTTGCTGGGACTGGCGACGGAGACGTTGACAATTTTACTTTTGGTGGAGATACGCAAGAAGACGACATCGAAGTTGAATGTACCAGTGCAGGATCTAAAGGGTCTGGTTCGGTTGAAGTTACAAACAATTCGTTTGACGTAACAGCAGCAGTCGTAACTGGTGCAGACGTAACGGCGTCTTATCCGTTGGGTGACTTCACAGGAGCCGCACACAATAAATTTAATGTAAACCTTTATGGTCAAGGTTTGGTAGAAGTGCTTATTTCTCTTGCGGCTTGCACAACAGGTGCAAATACTGCAACGGAAATGCAAACCAAAATAAATGCGGCAATAGCTGCGGCAGGATATACCGGAACAGTAACGGTAGCCTGGGATACAGACCATTTTATCGTAACATCAGAAGCCAAAGGTCGTGGAATTGGTTTAGAAATTGCAGATACCGGACAATCTGGTGGTTCTATGGCTACGGAGCTAAAACTCAGCGCAGCAACAAGATCCAATTATTCTGCTGGAGATGGAGATTATGTTAGGTTTACGTTCGATGGAAACGATTATGATATCAATTTTATCGATGGAACCGTTCCTGCAACTGTAGGTTGGTGCGTTATTGCTGGAAGCGTTGGTGGCACAGCCATAGCACTAGGTAATGCTGTAGCAGCATACCCAGAAATAACAGCAAAGGTAGCTGAATCTGTACTCGTAGCCACGGTTACGTTTACAAGTAGGATTCCAGAAGCTGTAAGTGGTTGGTCGCTCGTCGAGAGTGATGGTGCTTCAGACAATCTAACCATAACCGACTTTTCTGGTGGCGCCGATCAGGAATGGAAGTACACAAGCGCGACGCTTGGTCTAATTTCCGGTGCAACACCAAAAACTGGTACGGCATTTGCTGCGCCAAACGATTTCGGAATAGGGTTCACAATCCAACAGGGTTCAATTGATTTTATCGTTGGCGATAAATTTACATTGGCCGTTAAACCTTGGGTTCCTAACGAAATGGTTGGTGGTTATGTTTATCCTAATGTTGACACCAACAGAAGACAAAAATTCAAAATCGTGTCCAATACATACGACACCATAACCGTAAAAAGCGGTTCTACGATGACGGATTATGCGCAGGTTGGAAACACATATCGCGTCGAATACATGGAAGAATTTTCTGGTGGATATGATGGAATTTCTGACATTGACGATAACGATTACATTAGCCTTTACGATCCGACAACAACTCCGATTCTTGCTCTTCAGGGCGAAAAACGCGGTCTCGTAAAAATTACGAACCCAGGCGTTGTTTCATCGGCGGTTCAAAAGGCTGGTATGGAATGCGCGGAAGCGTTGAACTATCAATATCGTCAACAGGTTCCTTCCAATATCGTAACGGAAGAAGCTGCAGAAGAATGGGTTAATGACACTCTAGGAAGAAACGACTTCGCGGTTGTAACCTTCCCAAGTTTCATGAAAATAACCCATCCAACCAAAGCAGGTCTAAAACTCGTACCAACTTGTGGTGCAATTTATGGTCGAGAAGCGTTGTTTGCCAAGAACTACGACGGATACCATAAAGCAGCCGCTGGAATCGACGCAACAATTCCGCAGTGTGTAGAATTACCTACCGGGGATAAAACTTTAGACGAAGAACTCTTAAACAAACAGGGTATCGGAATTTTGAAGTTTATCGACGGCAATTGCGTTATTTGGGGCGATAGAACTGTGAGTGTTGATCCGGCTTGGAAATGGAAACATCAGCGCGAACAGATGTCACATTACGAAAACGATCTAAGAGAGTCATTTGATTGGATAATTTTTGCGATCAATGATGAGATCGAACAAGTGAAGGCACTGTCGGCGTTAAAATCTTACTTCCGTCCAGAGTTCAAAAAACGTGCACTTCGCGGTGCTGATTTCGAAGAAGCTTGTCAAATCAAGCTCGACAGTGAAATCAATACAGACGCAACAAGGGCTGCTGGAGATATGTTCTCAGAAATATCCTTACGACTTGCTGATACCATTGAAAGATTTATAATCACAATGAGCAAAATGGGTATTTTTGAAAGTGTCGAATAACGGGTCTGTGGTGTTGAGGCCAGCCATAAATGGCCTCACAGATCCTAACAAATAACTGGAGGAAATTAAAATGACTCTGAAAAATTTAGTTCAATCGAACCACAGCCCGATCAACAAATATGAATTGGACGTGGCTGGATTACCAAAATTAATCTTCACCAAAGCAGGCGGTGTTGAGCAAGAAACAGGAAAAACCACACTACCGGATAAGACTTCGGCGAGTGGCGGCGAGCAAGAACCATTTGAAATAGAATGTGAATTGCCTCTCCATCACGCTGCAGAAGTTGCCGCGATAGAGACTTGGTACAAACAGGGCAAACACCCTGTCCAAGAAGGTTATAAGAAGGACTGTACTATGGTTTATAAGCGTATAGACGATAGTATAGCAAAAACACTGGCTTATATCGGAACATGGGTGTCTAAACTTAAATACCCAGATGCCGATATGTCTAATGCAGACGGTGAAATGGCTGTCCTGACCGTTACATTAACTTGTGACGATTATGACATTCTGTAATAATGAATTCGAATAGACCGATTCGAGGATGATGTCTATAAACTCTCTCCTCGCCGTGCTATACTTTAAATATGTATATATGATGATTTAAGTAACCTTTTTACTTACTCATCTGCGCGAAAAAATTAGACTAATTCTAACAAACTTATGATTTGGAGGATTAAATGAGCGAAACAACGCGCAAGCTTACCTTGAGAGACCTCAAAAACAAACTTCCCGTCGAATTGAAAGACAAAAAGGATCAGAGTTTTACATTCCGCGATTGGACGTTCGCAGAAGAAAAACTTATCGCGAAAAAGAAGGACGAAAATCCTAGTCTTGGAAAATTCATAAGTTACGTTCTCAACCAAATGTTAGAAAGCGTTCACGGAGAAGATTGGCAAAGCATGGAACCCAATAAAAGGGTTTTATACTTAAACCAATCTCCGATTGGCAATCCGTTTTACATGTACGTTTATCTCCGGTTTGATCAAATTGGGGAAGAACTCGCATTAAATTTTCAATGTCCTTCGTGTGGGCAAGCTATAGACAATTATACGGCGAGTCTTAACGATATAGACGTTGATTGCAAACAGGGCGATTATGCTGAAGTAGAAAAATACAAGCTTAAAAAGCCAATAACGCTAGAAAAAGGCGACATTTTGGTGGAAGAGCTGAACATTGGATTGGCCAAATGGGATGTCATGGAACGCGCAGACGAGCAAAAATCTGGCGACGAAGCTTCCATGAAACAACACACGTTTAGAAATAGTATTGTCGGGGCGTCTGGTGTTTCTGGGTATTTTAATCCTGACGATATTATCAACAAATTAAAGAAAATAGACATAGTTGGGTTGGACAAGGCCATAGCAAACCATAATGCTGGGCCAAATCTTAGAGCAGAAGTTGTTTGTAGCAAGTGTAAAAGTAAATTCTTTAAAAGAATTGAATGGAGTTACGACGATTTTTTCGGAATTGGCTCTTTGCCGGAGGCGGAAGTTTAGAAACCCTCAGCGAAGAAGCCTTCCAGCTTGTTTATCATATACCCGGATTAACGCTGGACAATGTAAGTGTTATGCAGGGGAGGGAAAGAAAATGGTGGCTTAAACGTCTTTATAAGCAAAAAGAGGACGAGAGTGCCGCCATAGAAAAAGCGAGAGGAAAATAATGGCTTTTAATCTTTCAGCAGTTCTAACATTTAGTGCTAAAGGTGTTCAGTCGTCCTTGAATCGCAGCGGAAAAGCGTTGGACAGATTTAAAGATAGACTGCATTCCGCAAACGCTAAATTGTCTGCTGTAGGAACGGGAGCTAGAACAGTTGGAGCTGCTGGTTCTATTATGGCCGCTGGAATAGGCGTTGCGTTGAAAAAACACATGGATTTAGAACGCCAAATGGATAGCGTTGCAGCCAAAATGAAAGACGGAGCAGAATATTACGATCAGTTGAAAATGAAGGCCGAAGAAATGGGTGCTTCTACGGTGTTTAGTGCAAAAGAAGCTGCCCAAGGTTTAGAATATTTAGCGTTGGCAGGTTTTAACGCTACCGATGCTATGGCCGTTTTACCTACTGTGTTACATACCGCAGCCGCTGGAGCAATGGATTTAGGTAGGGCGTCTGATATCGTCACAGACAGTATGTCTGCAATGTCTCCAATAATGAAAAAATATGGCGACAGAGCAGCACAGGCCACGATTCTCGCAGACACAATGGCATTGGCACAGGCTAGAACGAATACCAACATCGAACAGCTAGGGGAAGCCATTACTTATGGTGGTGGCGCGATGGCTAACCTGGGAATTCCATTGGAACAAATCATAGGTTCGATGGGAGCGTTGGCCGATGCTGGTATTAAAGGATCTTCTGGTGGTACAGCTCTAACAAACATGATGGCTAAATTGGCCAAACCAACTTCAAAAGCCCAAGAACTGTTGCAAGGAATGGGCATAACGATGGATAAACTCCAAACACCAGAGGGCAAGCTTCGTTCTATGGCGGAAATTGTGGAAGCGTTTGAAGTGGGACTCAGGAAACACCCGAAGGCATTGGATAATGCGGCAGCAGCGCAAGAAATTTTTGGGCGAAGAGGACAAAGAGCGTTTTTCGCGTTACAAAATAAAGGCGGAAAAGCACTGGAAGAATTGTTTACAGAACTAAGAGAAAAGGGTCCGGGTTCTGCAAAAATAATGTACGAGAAAATGACAGACAATCTCTATGGGGCATGGAAGTCGGTAACATCGGCAACAGATGGAACGATAACCAAACTCGGTGAGATGTTTGCTAAAATATTTGAAATAAAAGACGTACTTCAAGCCGTAGCAAAGCCTTTTCAACAATTTGTTATGGCAATGAACACAATAAAAACTCCAATGGATAAATGGAGCGATGCACAAAAGAAATTAATGTCTAGCAACGTGGGGCAATTTGCTCTCGGTGTTGTAGACGCATTCCAAGACTTAAAAGAAACCGTTGTAAGCCTTTGGAATTCAGCTAGATCTCTTTTTACATCGTTAGAAAGTAGCGGTGCAAGTTTTAGAAGCATATCTAGGATAATAACAAAGGCTGCTGTTGGTTTTGCGTTACTTGGACCACCGTTGTTAGCTCTTGGTGCAGCCATATTGTTCCTTACACCGATAATTTCTGGCGTTGCCAGTGCTGTTGGTGTTTTCGGTACGGTTTTAACCTTCCTAGCGAGTCCTGTGGGGCTTGTTGTGGCTGCTTTAGGGGCTTTGGGTTACGTTGTTTACAATCTTATGGGCGGTTGGGAAGGTCTAAAAGAGGCTGCTTCGACATTTGCGGCTGGTTTTATGGATTCCTTTATGCCTTGGATAGACATGATGAAAGAAGACCTTGCACCAACATTTGAAATGTTGGGTAACGCCTGGGAATCTCTCATGAAGGCTATATTCGGTGGATCGAGAAAAGCCAAAAACGACTTTACTGGATTTGGTAGCGTGGTTGGGTTTGTTGCAGGAGGAATAGTAAAAGCTTTTACAGGTGTAATACAAATTATCTCTCTGGTTGCTGAAGGTTTTATCAGAATAATGACGCTTGGAGTAAAAGCGGCAAAATGGGTTGGAAAATTCTTTGGAATTGGAGCCGGAGAAGAGATATCAGAAAACGTAAAAGAAGGCGCGAAGGGAGTAAAATCTGCTGAAGAATCTGCCACAAAAGCTGCAAGAGAAAAAGTAGTACAGTTGGAGCGTAAGGCAAATGAAGGTGGAGTTGTTACAGAAACCAAAACGGCAGGCGGGAATGTAATTCCATTTCCTGTGAAAGAAACGGCAAAAACAACGTCTCCGGAGACGGAAAATATTTCTGCTGCGCATATGAAGGCTAAAACATCTTCTGCAAAACCACAAACTGTCCAAGTAAATGTTGCACCTTCAACTGTAAATGTTCCAGACCTAAATGTTGTAGTAGAAAATACGGTAGACGAAAACGGAATAAACACGATAGTTAAAAAGCAACAAAGACATCACAATAATAAAATCGGACTGCAGCTTAAAGAGACAGCAGCAGAACCTAAATCGCAAGCTGGTTATGGTGGATAGTTATGGCTTTTAACATTAAAAGAGTAACAAATTTTGTACGAAGCACTAGAGATGCTGCGGATAAAATTCCAGGCGTTAGCGATATTCTTGGCAATAGTCCTCTCGGAGATTTCTTTGGGTTGAACGCTAGAGATGTTTGGCGTTTGAAAATGGTAGATTCTCCTTACACGGAATTTAGAGGACAATTTAGAGCAACAAACCTAACAGAAAATGTTGGGGCAAAGATATCAGATTCAACGGCATTAAACAGTCAGAAAATAGATAGAAAGTACATAAGCGCAGAGGGCGAGTACATTACGTTTTCTACTAAAATGTATGCCACGTATAATATTAAAAATATCTCGAAGAGCATCACAGAACTTAAAAACTTTTGCCGAAGAGATGAAAAATTAAAACGTGCACCAATTTTTAAATTTTCTTCTGGTACGGAAGTCCTCTGCACTTGTTTTGTAAAAACTGTTGGTAATATCCGTTATTCAGATCCTAGACCTGACGGGACGATACGAGAAGCGACGTTTGATGTCGTCCTTATGAAAATTGAAGACCTTCCCTCGGAGTTGGGGGAAGAACTGTCGATAGGATCTTTGGTGACAAGAGGCCTTGGTTTAATCTCTAGTGCTGCCGCTGGAATCGGTTTAGAATCCGTTGCTAATTTTTTAGACATTCCGGGCGGTTCTTTGCACAGAAAAGGCCGAACCATAGTAACAAAGGACGGTCAAACATTTGAGCATATATCTAAAAATGAATACGGTAACGCGCTTTATGGGGATGTTCTGAGGAGAGTACATTACAACAAACCGTTAAGCCAGATAAAAACAGCACTAGATACTGGAGATGTTATTGATTTGGTCGACGATGAAGAAATTAAGACCATAAAAGTTACTCCGCAATGTATTCCACTTAAAAGAACAACAGAAAATTTGACAAATATTAAAGATCACTTCGAGCGGAGAGGTGAAGAAAGAACGATTTACGTATAATGCCAATACAAAACGATCCATTCGCACCAAGATTTAAACTGACAGTTAACGGAGCAGAACTCAGTGATCGTTTACATAGCTTAATCAGAAAAGTAGAATTTGAAGACGAATCAGAGTTTGCATCTTCGATGTCTTACCAACTTTCATATCGCCAAGACAAAATAGGCGGTACAGACGAAGGAATCCTTTATAGCAAACTTATAAGTCCCGGCAACCTAATTGTATTAAAAGGTGGATACGGGACGGACTTGGTTGATATCGGTGCAGCATTCGTGACAGATCTAGAACCAGATTTTTCTGCTAACGGTGAACCAGTATTAAACATAATCGGGTATGACAGGTTACACCTTCTTTCTCTTAGAAAATCTGAAAAGGGCGAAAAATTCGAAAAGTACAGAGACAGCCAAATAGCATCTATTTTGGGAGAAAGAAATGGATTTGCTATTAGCACGACAGATTCAGATTCTTACGCTGGAATCAGAAAAACGAAAGAGATAAAAGTACGACAGCAAAAACGTGGATCTTCAGACTTAGATTTTCTAAAAGAATTGGCAAAATTTAACGCATACGATCTTTACTGCAAATGGAATAAAGACCAGAAGCGTTTTTCTCTGTTTTTTGAACCGTCTAAAGATAGAACAAAAGAAGTTATGACGTTCAAATATAACGACGATAACGCACCGTTTAATGTTCAAAATGTTAACGGGAAACTTTTAGCCAAATTGTTAAGTTTCAAACCACGCATGTCCGTTTTAAATCAATTCACAAAGTATAAGGTATTCGCCTGGGATAGAAAGATGGAGAGAAAAATATCTTATACGATGTCTATGGACGAATTTTTACCAGAACTAGGCAACATAAAATTAGGCGGTGTTGATGCAGGAGACGACGTAGACGATAAATCTACACAGAGTGGAGCGACAATAAGGAATCAAACATTTGGAGAAATGGTAGAAATAATATCTACTAAAGATTTTGAAAACGAAAAAGACGCTAAAGACTATTTAGCAATGCACATGAAAAAACTCGCTAAAGATTTTATTAACGGATCGGCAGAGATTAACGGATGCCAATATTTGCAGTCAAGGCAGATTCATAATTTTGAAGGTCTTGGTCCATACTTTAGCGGAAAATATTTTATGAAAAAAGTAAAACACGTTTTTAACGATAAAGGTTATAAGTGCAAGCTTGACGTAAGAAAGGCTATAAAGGAGCAACAGAAGTATGTCTAACGTCACAAAAGAATATCACATAGGTATTGTGACGCGGAATATTGAAAAGGCCGCAGGGTTCACCAATGAGGAAAAAACCGCTGCTGTCTCTTCTGATGCTTTAGCTGGAGCTGTTTATTTTAAGGCAGAAACTTTATACGAGGGGGAATATCCTCTTCCCGCTGAACCTTCCTTCCCGTTTGCATCTTGGGATGGTGCAGGTTGGTTTTTTACTCCTAAAGTTGGAGACACAGTTCTAATAGAAATAGACCAATCTCTAGACATACCTGCCCCAAGGGTAGTTTGTATGCTTTATACAAATATCAGAAAAATCGACGAAGAATTTAAAACGCATTATCCTTGGCGAATGGGGTTTATTTCTACTAGCGGCCATAAACTCATTTTCGATGATATGGAAGATGAGTGGATGATGAAAATTGAACATACGTTTGGTGGAGGAATAGTCTGGGACAAAAACGGCAACACAATAGAAACAATCAAACATGACAAAATAGAACAGTTGGTTGGAAAGAAAATTCAAGAATTCAAACAACTAAACCAACAGGATTATCTTGGAGACGACACCACAACAATTTCTAAGGATAAAAATTACACCGTAAAAGGTAATTACAACCAAACTGTTAAAGGTGAACACAATCTGACGGTAGAAACATTGTTAAAATCCGATATAGCATCGTTGGAAGAAACAATTGGAAATAAGAAACAGGTCATAACGGGCGGTGCAGATATAACGATAGACGGTGGCAAAAATGAAAAAATAGGTGGATGTTTAGGTCAATCGATTGTCTCGAATAAATCTACGACGGTTGCCGGAAAAGAAAGCAAAATGGTAGCGCAGGAAGCCGAAACAACCTACGGAATGGGACATAAAGAAACAATAGCAACAATGAATAAAGAATTTCAGGTGTTGCTTGGAGACTTCATTGTTAGTTTGGTAGCCGGAAGTTTTAACCTTGAAGCGTTAGCTGGGGCATGCGCGTTGAAAAATCTTATGGGAGGATTTGAAATCGACATGACCGGAGCGTTAAAAGCGGCAAACATGCTAGGTGGTTTAGAAGTAGACGTTGCTGGAATGGCAACGCTAAAAGGTACGATGCAAATATTAGGGAGTCAGGCTGGAATGATAGTCACGACAGCTACAGCACCCGTAATAGATAATATAACAGGCGCACCGCAGATGGGTGTGTTTACAGCGTGGGCAGGATAATGGGTTGGAAAAAAGGCGTTAAAAACGAAGGCGCAAAGAAAATTGTAGATACGGTTGAAAAAATCGTAAACTTGCAGAAAACCCAATTAGAAGAAACTGCCAAGAAGATAGAACGTATGATAGCGGCAAAGGGAGCATTAAATGCCTTGGAAGCTTACAGACGTGGTTCCACCGATACCACCGGAAGTGCAAGACGTAGCTGACGGATTGTCTACGGTAATCGGAGGAATATCACCGTTACTTAATACAACGGCTTCGCTGTTGGACGCTGCTTCTGCGTTTTTTGTGTCCTCTGTAGATCCATATAAAAGCCTTATGTCTGCACTGCTAGTTGCACTTGAAAATTTAGTTAACGATTATTTCGGTTCTGGAGCGCACGAGTTGGTGGTAGACCCATTTGGGATAGTTGGTCCAGCTAAAAGGTTGGGTGTTACGTCTACACGAAAAATAGACAAATATGGAATACCATATTTAACGCCTGCAATGGCAATCAATTATGCGATTCAATCTCTTGACGACACAGGAGATGAAAAACGGCCACAGTATAGCAGTTCTGCTCAAATATCTGCGTTCGGGTTTATGCTTACCGCTGTTGACGCTGGCGGCCTTATCGATTTAATAAAAGCGTTATTGTCTGTTTGGTCTATAGACGACATGAGTGTAACACTTAGAAAATATGAACGCTTGGTAGACGGAATAGAACAATCGACACCTCCGGACTGGAATAGTTTACAGTTCAACCAAATTGAGCAAATAGGACAATTACAAAAGGAAATAGTAAAAATAATACAACAGGCACAAGGATATCTCGTAACAGCAGACGAAGTTTTGCGTGAACTAATAGCCATGTTGCAACGTAAGGTAGAACAGCTACAAGCTAGCTTAGAAGGACTTCAATCCGTTTTGGAAGCGTTGTCTGCCATAGCAGATATGAACGACGTTTGGGCTTTTGATTTGCCATTAACGACGGGAGGTACAGAAAAACTCAAAAGAGATTTGTTGAGTGAAGATTTATCCGCTTTGAAATTAAATAAATATAGCTACATGGTGTTATACGTTGGCGGTGGGCCAGTTGCACCTGTGGTTGATAATATTAGAAAATTAGTTGTGTAGGTGAATTATGATTAAATGGCATTGTGATATTTGTGGTAAACCGACATACGTTAATCCAGAAATAAAGCCTCTATTCGATGAGATAGAAGAGGAAATTCCTGTACCGAAGGTAAATTTAGAAAATAAAACCAATCCGGTGGTCTGGGAAAAGAAAAAGGTTAAAAAGCAAATACCAGTGATGCACAAGGTAAAAACACAAAATGCAACAACAGGGAAAATGGAAGAAAAAGAAGTTCAAAAATTTGAAGACTTACAACCTAGGGCGTACATTGTTCAGCTTAGGGTTGGGGGAGAAACAGTCCAGAAAGATTTTTGTAAAGAATGTTTAGACAGGGTTGTTAGGCCGTTGCTTAAACCAGTCTGGGATAAATTTGTGGAGATGAGTGACAAATAATGCCGATGCTTGGGATACACATGGGTGGAGTTATAGCTGGCAAATTAGCTGGCTCAGGATTCGTTGGTGTTGACATGTTGAACATGGCCAATGCTGTTGGTAACGGATCTGTTTTGTCTATGTTGGGGAAGCAATTCCAAACACAAGACACAGGGACAACTCCAGGAGCTGGCGTTGGGGTCGGTGTTGGTCTTAAAGGCGTTGTTGGCTCCGTTTTATCTCAAATGTTGTTCGCTGGAATGGTAGCAAAATTTGGACAGGCTGGGCCAAACCTTATGGATGTTTGTGACGCTATTGCAACAGGTCTAGAACAAGAGGTTATATTGGCAGGGCTAACGTCTACACATACGCCAGTTTTTGCTGGTCAAGGTGTTGTTACTCCCGGATCTATCACGGTTAGTGATTCGGAATGGGCTGGTAACGTAAAAAATTTTGGATTGTTAGCAGCATTTTTGGGTGATAAATGGCCAGATTTCTGTGAGGTTGTTGGATCAGAATGCTCTAAATTAGTAAAAAACGCAACGGGAGAGGTCGTAATTACTGGAGCAGGCACTCCACCAACCTCGCCTGGGACTGGATCAGGTCAAGGCGTTTTATCGTGAGGTGATTATGCCAAAAGGTTTATCGATGCCGCTAGGAGTAGCTAAAAGCGGTGGAGCTAAAATAGAAAAGGAAGAAACACAACTAGATAAACTTGTTGTTTTAGCTTTAGAAGAAGGCGACGACGACAATCCTTTTCAAGATTTAGGTCTAAAACCAAGATTCATATTTCGTGTAAACGATGAGGGGTCTTTGTTTGACGTTAAAAGTGAAATTGAGGATTTGCTCAAAAGATCTCTTAAAAACCGATTGGGTTTAAGCGCAGATGGTGTAATTATTAGTGAGATACAAAATGATCCACAAAATAGGGAAGGCGAAAGGAATATCTCTTTTGAATATATGAATTTGGATATTAACGAAAAGAGACAATTTTCTGCGCCACTTGAAGAACTGGGAGAAAAATAATGGCAGGGCAAACTATACAGGTTCCAACCATTGATTATTCTGGAATGTATTATGCAGACATTCTTAAAATGCTTATTAATTATAGAAGACAGAATGTTCCAGAAATAACAGATGAAAACGAATACGAACCATACATTCAGTTGGAAAGAGCATATTCGCTAGTCGGTCATTTGAACAGTGTTCTTCTTGATGTTGTTGCTAACGAAGGCTTACTACCAACTGCTAAATTGT